TGAGAACCACCCGGAGTTCCCGGCCACTTACCCTGACGTGCGCCCGCACCGGGACTTCTCTCAGACGGCCTGCCCGGGGGATCTGTTCGCTCCCTGGGTCTTCGCTGTCAAAGATAAGGCGACGGCGACGGCTATCCCTTCTTCGGCGGTTTACGACTGGCCCGAGTACCAAGCAGCCGCTCCTGTGTCTGCTCCCAAGCCCGTGAGTATCCCAGTAACAACACCACTGCCCAGACCGCCAACACCAGCGCCGCACCTGCCAGCACCAGTGGAACCAGCACCAGCACCAGCACCCCCGTCCACCACAATAGATTCACCGCCATCTCCACCCGCACCTCCTGTTGTTACTCCTGATTCTACACCCGGCCTCGGCTGGCTGAGTGGTCTGATTGCCTTCTTCCAGCTGCTACTCGATAAATTGAAAGGAAAGTAATGAACATCCCCAATCTGGCCCCCTACTCCAAGGCGGTCGTAGCGGTCATCGGCCTCCTGCTGGTGCTGGCTCAGACCCTGATGGACGGCAGTATCAGCGCCTCAGACATCGGCCTGATCACCACGGCCTTCGCGACGGCAGTTGCAGTATTTCACGTTCCCAACATCCCAGCGGAGTAGTACACTAGTTCGGTGGAGTGAGCATTCCGTGGCGGTAAGGAATAGATAGACCCTCAGAGATGGGGGTCTATTCTTTTGCCTGGAGCATAATCTCCAGGGCGATGATCTCGGTGTTGAGCATGTCTGTGGCCAAGCCGAAGTTACCCTTATCCAATAATTCTTTGATCTGCTTGAGCATCCTTAAATAGTGTTCGGCCTCATACATGAGCAATCCTCCTGTTTTGTGTATTGGGCTTTATACAGGAACGAAAAGCACTTTGCAATAGACATTTTATCTCTACTGATAGAGATACGTGAACTCGCCTACGTTTGCGTATCGCTGGTCAACGGCATTAAACCCGACGTAGTTCATCTCGCTTATCAGGACGCCCGTGGCATCGACGCCAACAACGTAGACTACGTGCCCCATACTACCGCTGTGCGATACTCCAACGGCTCCGATGCGGGCCGGGCCCATGCGCCAGCCAGCGGCCAGTAGGCCAGCGCTCCAATTCGTGGCGTTGCCCATGGAGTCGGGCACATGAATGTGACTGGCGACCCAGGCGGTACAGTTACCAAAAGCGTAGTTGTTTGAGTAGCTTGAAGATTGTGCGACACGGGCAGCCGTGGCCTGTGGGTCGGCCTCCGCTTGCTTCCTAGCTGCTTCAGCCGCCTGGGCTGCGGCAATGGCAGCTGCCGCAGCCTGAGCTGCGCGTAATGGGATAAGGACATCGTGGTCGTAGTCAGGTGGCTGGTGGGGCGCAATGAGGACGCCTACATCAATCTTGGATGCGACAGGGGCAGGACTTTCTGGGGATTGGGCAACTGCTGTAGAGGAGAAGATCAGGACGGCGCTCAGCAGGAGCCTGGCCTTTGGTAGAAAAATGTCTGGAACCTGTTATGTCGCTAGTCTATCAGACCACTTGCGTCTACTGTCAAACTGCCAGGCTCCAACAGATCTATGGAGCCCTCTTCGGCCCAGTATTTGGACATGGTCACTCGGTAGATATGGGAGTCTTCTTTGCATAGGCAATCCATCAGGGCCTTGCAAAGGTTGTCGACATCCGGCTTCTGCTGGTGCGGCTGGCCGAGCATAGCCGCTCGCTTCTTGGGTGACCAGGACTTGGCCATGGGCATGTAGAACGTCACCTCGAAGCTGGAGTCGAGCGTCCCGCTCACCAGGCCAAGCAGCTTGTCCTTAAAGTCGAAGTAACGCAAAACCGCTGGACGTTTCCGCCAGCGGTCTGATTGCGTCATTCTCGGTTTTGGGACGGGAGTGATGGGGATCTTCACACCCGGGTGCGGGTGAAGTAGAACCACAGGGCGGCCAAGAGACCGATCAGGGCGCCGTAGGCCACCAGGAAGGCTCCTGTCGCGGCTGCCCAGCTGATGCCGATGGTGGCCAGTAGCCCCCCGACGAAGATGCAGACGAGCGTGGTTATGATCCCGATGACTACGGCCAGGACGATGTTGCTAATCATTTGTTTTGATTCTCGTTAAGCTTCATTGTAGCACTCAATAGCCATCGCTGATGACTCCATCAAGAGCCCCAAGATCAATCTTGGTGTCTTTGTACTTCACGATCAGGTTCGTAATGTTCGAGTAGTAGCCATTCTGGTCTGACCTTGCCTGAACCCACTTGGGCGTACCATCGACATCTTTAACCGAGAACCCGTCCTTCTTGAGCGTGATGGCGTCTATAAACTCTCCAGCGGTCATAGTGGACAGTTCTGCCCCAACAGGTAGCTGCTCGAAGTCGAGGTAGTTATAGGCGCAACAGTCTACGTCGCCATCACCAATGACTTTTAGCCCGTTGTCGAATTCCAATTTGCTGTCTTCTGCTTTGGTAACTTTCACTTCATCCCCAATCTAGCGATTTCGTCTTCGAGATACCATTTGGCCTTCTTCAGGTCTTCCACTTGGGTGTTTTCCCCCTTGAGCCCTGATCGCCAGACGTACTTGATGACGTTGCCGATGTTGCTGCTGTAGTGCCTGGTGATCTCAATGCACTCCACTCCAGACGGATGGCTGCGGTAGTGCTTAGGATTGATCGGGTCGCCCAGTGGCTTCTTGGGGATTGGCTGGTACACCCGGTGCTTGTCGTAGTCGGCGTCGGTCATGGTCACTTGCCACACTCCTGGTAGTCGTTCCCACCACCGCAGCGGTAGCCAGCCCGAGCTTTACGGCACATGCCGAACTGGTGAGCGATCTTCTGCACCAGCGATGCCTTGGGCATCGTCACGTCCGTGGGCTTGGGCAATGCGCCAATGGCCTCTAGTACCTGATTAGAGTGCTTGAGCTTGTTGTGGTATGCCCAGTGGTTCTGGGTGGCGTAGGTGCGCTCACAGTACGGGCAGGGCACCCGATCACTCTCAAGTACTCGGCGCCGACTAGCGGCTCCACCGAGCGCTCCAGCGGCCTGAGCGTGTTCACGGCTGGTGCCGAAGCCTCCGCCTCTGGAGATCGTGCCTCCAGCGCGGCCAATGCCCTTGTAGTAGTCCATCCCGTAGCGTTGTTTATTGGTGGCGGCGGCTTTGCGACCGCCTTCTACGTTCCCTGGCATAATCCCTCCTTAAATCTGTCTTTCAATTGTTTTGATGATCGCAGCCATTCTGGCCTTGTAGTAGTCTTCAAACTCGCTCTCGTCCATGCCTCGGCTCTTGTACAGCCTGAGCAGGGTCAGTCTGAGCTTCTGGCTCATCGAGCGCTCTCCGACCTCCTGGAGCCCGTCTACGGGGGCAGGAGCGGGTGGCGTGGCTTGTTCCACCACCACCCTGATGATGATCTCCTGCGGCTTCATACGTAGAACTCTCTCGGGTTGACGTGGCCATATCTTGCCATCATCGTCTCCTTTCGTTTAGCTGGTGCGCCGTCAAATGCGCTATGGCACTTGCGGCAGAGTCGCTGCCAGTCGGTAATCTCTCTCAAGTACTGGCCGCTCTTGTTCGACCAGTCAAACGTGCCACTTGTGGACTTGCAGAACTCGCAGTAGTTGGGCTGGCCAGCTATTCGCTTGATCCAAGCGTGGACGCCAGCGTAGCCCATCGTCATGCCTTCATTCTGCTCGGCCTTGGTCTTGGCAATGCGCTTGCCCCTACACTTGTAGGAGCAAGTCCAGCCGCTACCTTTCTTCACGATGGCCGTGGTAGTACGGAACTCCGCCCCACACTCGGTGCAGATGCGTTGCTCCGTACCATTCCGTGAAGTGCGAGCCGCTATATTACAGGGCTTGCACTGGTTGAGATGGCCATCGGTCATTTGAAGGTGCTTGTAGAACTCGGACAGGGGCTTGGTCTGGCGGCACGTGTAACATTGTTTCATGTGCCAAGTATATCAACTACTAATATGAATTATCAATAGTTGAGGTCGTCCAGGTTAATCTCACCAGCGTCGTCCAGGCCAGCGGTCGGGACGTTGTTGACAGGCCCACCGTTGGCGGCGGGCTTGGCCAGCACCTTGAAGTCCTTGTACGGCTTCTTGCCAGGAGCAGCCTTGCCGAGACCGAGGAATTCTACCTTGACCTCCTGGTCGATGCGCAGCGAACGGAACTTGTTGTCGATGACAGCTGAGCCCCAGATGTCTCGGTCTCCCTCGGCGGTGCGCAGGGTGTACATATTGGAGCTGTTGGGCCCTACATCTTCTTGCTTGGCCACGTACTGGCCCTGAATGGAATCACCGATATTCTCGGGCTTCCAGGTCTCGCCGCCGCCTACTTCTACGAATTCATCTTGGTTGGACATTTATAGGCTCCCTACTGTTAGATTGGTCTTTCCCATGTCGGCAGTGAACCACTTGCAGCTCTTGCCGTTCGGGCGCTTGACCTTCCAGATACCGCCACCGAGGTACTTTACACACTCAGCGATACGACCGTCCCGACCGTAGTAATCTGACTTGCTCTTGCGAGCGTTGAGGATGGCGATGTCGCCAGTTGTGAATTTAGACATTTGATGTCTCCTTATTTAGCGTTGGCCACGAGGGCCTTCTTTAGTTTGTCCATACTGCGGTAGCAGGTGACGATGGCTCGCCAGTACGCGACAGCCTCGGCTACCGTGAAACCGAGATCGGACAGATAGACGGTATCGAACTTGCCGTCTTTGCGGCAGCTGACCACCAGGAGATCATCGACCTTCTGGCCAGTCATCTCCTTCAGCGCCAGAGCGTAAGCGGCAGACTGGGCGAAGTAGGAGTAGTAAGCTCCCTGCGGCGCACCTGCACTGGCACTCGCATTACTCGTCTTCCAGTCGGCTAGGATGATCTTGCCGTCGATCTCTAGCAGCCCATCGTAGGCCCCGGAGTAGTCCAGTTCATTGGAGTAAACCATCTGCTCGGAGCCGAGCAGTTTGGGGCTGGTAGCTTCCCACCAGGTCTGGAAGCTGTTGAAGGCCGCAATGGCCACCACCATCTCCTCACCAGTGAAGCCAGATTCATCCAGCTTACGGAAGTTGCCCCTCACGTAGTCCTCGATGGCCGAGTGTACCAGTGTACCGATGTCGGCCCCCTGGTTCATCTTCCGATACGACGCTTTGGAGGCGCTCAGCACCAGACTAAGCACAGTGTCTTCGTCTAGTAGGTCGGAGCTCCAGATGGTGCCCTTGCCCTTGGAGAAGCCCGTTAGGCGTTTCCCACCATCGGGGGTGAAGTCGTAGAAGCCGAACAGCTCTTGGAGAGCCAGGCCCATGCTCCAGTTTTGGAGGCCCTTCTTCTCCAGGGTGTCACCCAGGATAGTGGTTACGCCCCGAACGGTGCGGCCCTTATTCCAGGTGCCGTCTGGTTGTAAGTCCTTACGGAAATACCTGTGCGTGGAATCCACGTACTCTAACTTGATCTTGCCGTCATATATGACGATTTCTGCATCTCGAAATGCGATTGCCGTCCCTCCTTCATACTTATGTTCATAAGCCTATCACCCTTGTGCTAGGCGGTCAAAGTGCTTACTCGAAAAGATAGGGCTTACACCAGGTCAAAACAGCCCAGTCGCCATCGGCTACGTAGAAGTCGCCCCAGTCCTTGTACTCAGCTGGTGGTTGTCGGACTCGGTAGTGAACCCCGGACGCTTCCAGGGCTTCCACTAAAGCGCTCCCCGCCTCGTCGTTGTCACCAGCGTAGACTAGGCTGATATCCATTTCCTGGGCGGCTTTGGCGAAGTTTTGTAGAAGGCTTACGCTTGACGCACTTGGTACTCCAATCCACGGGACTCCGCATCTTTCCAGGACTGCACAATCGCTTGTCCCTTCGACGATGAAGAGACGCTCCCCTGGGCGTATATTCCAGTGGCCGTAAATCTTCGGTCGTGCCCCAGCGAGGAAAGTGAATCGACGACTGCCCGATAGGTGTCGCCACTGTGCAAACGGGATGTGCTTCTTGGCACCGTCCCAGTAAGGGATGAAATAGCTATTTTTATGCTCGTCCCAGCGCCAGCCAAGGTCGTCGAGGATCTCCAGGGGTAAACCCTTGAATTCATGAGACCGAGGTATGAGAGGGAGTCGAGACCATTCCTCCAGTAGATCGAATGATTTGTATTGTCTTGGGGCAGCAATGGCTGGCCTCCTTTCAATTCGTTGATGAGAGCTTCCATTCGTGCGGAGTTCCGGGAAGACGTGGCTGATATGGAATCGTCCACAGCCAGCGAGGCAGCTACAGAACCAGTCGTCGAGGAAGATCTGACAGCTGGGGTTGCGCTCTTCGTGCTTGGGGCACTGCGAGACGATGTAGCGGCCACGGACTTGAAATCTGAGTCCTGCCTTAGTAAGTGCTCCAGTAACTTGCGCGAGTTCAATATCATTGTCCACTCCAGTCCTCTAGTTTCAGTTCATTTAGTTGTATCTGGTACGGCTCGTCGGGTGTCGGGGTGAAGCGTGAACCCCACTCCTGAATGCTCAGGACACCACCCTCCTTGGCCACTTCCAGGAGCTTGGTGCCAGCCGCAGCGATGCCACCAGATCCCACGATCTGATTGACGCCCTTGGCGGAGGCGCTCTTGTTGATGTGACTCACCAAGATGATGGTCTTCTTCACCCGGCGCATCAGGCCGTTGAGGGTGCGCATGAAGGTGCGCTGGGCCTGGTACTCGTTCTCCTTCTCGAAGTTGGCGTTCTCGAAGGCGAACTGGATGTGATCAAGCAGGATCACATCGAGCTTGCGCACGGTGTACCACTCCACGATCATCTCGGCCAGCTCGGCCAGCTTCCAGGCTTTCATCGAGGCCGACGGGTGCATGAAGTGGACGGTGTCGCCATGGAGAATCTTCTCCTCGGTGACTTGCTTGCCCACGATCTTGGCCAGGCGCAGGAACACGTCGGGGCCGTCGTCTTCTAGGTTCATGATGCCGACCCGCTTCCCCTGCGTGATGGCGGGGGCGATGAAATTGAGCCCCACCGTACTCTTCCCGATCTTCGTTGGACCAAACAGAACCACAATCTCGTAACCATTGGTTCGTCCGAAACCCCCGCCAAGATAACTATCCAGTCCTGGTGCTCCCGTACTAAAGAGGTTCGTACGCCCGAAGTCGACTCGTAATAGTTCAGCCTCAGCTGCAAAATCCCTGGCGAGGGAGACCTCTCGGGAGATTGCCACTTCACTTGTCCCATTGGTTCAGTCGCTCAGCTTCTGCTGCCGCTGCTGCTTCTGGAGTCGGGGCCTTGTACGTCTTGCGTGGCTCGGTGCGCCGGAAGAATGCCTCGTACTGCACCCGCTTGGCGTAGATGTCGATCCCTTGGTTGATGCTGGGCTGGAAGTCGAAGTGCTCCCGGCGCATGTCCCGGCGCACCATGGCCTTCAGGTAGTGGGCGGCGTGGGCGTTGCCGATTTCCCGCTCCAGATCCTTGATCTTCTTATTCAGCACCGTGTGAGTCATCACTGGTAGTTGGTAGTGCTTGACTACCTCGTAATACAACTTGGCGATGTCTTCCTCGGCCATGATCCCTCATTTCTCGCTTGACGGAAGTGGGATGCTCAGGTAGAGTGGGCTCATTGCCGTCCTCCGTGACTTCTTAGTCACCTTCTGAGCGCCCCACCTCCGGGGCGCTTTTTAGTTGTGAACGAATTTGCCGTCCGTTCGTTCACGCATCATACCTCTCGTGGTTTGTCTTTGTCTAGCGGTTTCCGTATGTCCTCGGTCGGGTACTTGCTCACCAGATAGTCGATGAGCTTCCCCTCCCTCAGGTGAGCAGGATTGGCATCGCTCCATGTTGCTAAGTCTTGGCCGTCTGCACTCGGTAATGCCTCGTGGAGTTCTAATAATGCCCCGCAGTGGTCACAAGCGTCGGTGTTCTCCCCGACAAACTCATTGCATTGACCGCAGCGCCACATATCACCAGCGAACCACTGGCAGTTATAAGCGGAACCGCTGTAGATGGCTAGAAGCTGCTTGTTCATTTCCCCTCCCTCAGGTGAGCTAGTCGGGCGGTCATACGCCTATTAAGTTCAACAATCCCATTTGGCGGTTCAGCGTTGATACGTTTCATCATGTAGTTGATCCCCCATGCGGCTGTATCCTGCTGCTTGCTATAAGCAATCACGTTGCCCTGGGGGCCCTTTACCCTCTCCGCAAACTCCGCTACGGCCTCTATGCGAGCGGTGTTGATGGCGGCTCGGTGGGCGGCGAGTATGGCGGCTGCAAGGCTGTCACCAAGTACCTCATCTGTTGGGATATGGTGGAACTCGATTATCTCGATAATCTGCTGCTCGAAGCTTATAGATTCGCTCTCGCCGGACACTTTCATTACTTTCACTTTACTTTCACTGGGGGCGCTGGCTAGGTGGTAGCACCGTCCTGAGCAATTCGGCTCGGTGCATGGGTTATGTAATGGCTTTGTCGTATAGATATCGCACGGCTGTTTGCAGTCGGTGCAGACATAGAAGCTCGTTCCCTCATCGCCTGAGACTGCTCGTACACTGGCGCTGTGGCATTTGGAACGGGGATCTTTAGTTGGTTCAGGATTCATCGGTACGCTCCTTTGCGTCTTACTTTGAAACTAAATAATGTGCGGTTGTCCATCCGCCCGATCTCACTTGAGACCAGGTCGTGGTGGCCGTCGGCCTCCTTCCCCAGTCTAATCGTTTCCACCCGGCCCATCTTGCGTGTGGCGCCAGCTAGGTCGAACACTCGCAGCATCTTGTCGGGGCGGTCTGGGTCTAATCGTACGCCACGGCCCACGGCCTGATACCAGACCCGCAGGGAGGTGGTCGGTCTGGCGAACACGATGGAGTCGAGCTGGGGCACATCGAAACCAGCCAGAAACACGCCGACGTTCAGTAAGTGCTTCACATCGCCGTTCCTGAACATCTCCACGGCCTGCGCTCGATCCCTAGGAGGCGTGTCAGCCGTCACAATGACACTGAGTATGCCCCGGGCCTCTAGCTCGTCCTTGAGCCTGCTCGTCTGCGCCACAGAGGTGCAGAACACCAGATTCCTCTGGCAGTGGGGGTCCAGCCACTGGACGTAGTCAGCGATTCGGAGCATCTTGCGATCTCCCCACTTCTCTAGGGAGGTGGCGGTGTAGTCGGCACCAGTGGAGTTGACCACCAGATCATGGAAGTCGTCGCTATCTGAGCGGTACTTGATCGGGGCGAGGTAGCCCTGGTCGATCAGCTCCTGGGTCTCGATCTTCGACACCAGCCCGCCAGACCAGAACCGTCCGATGCTGGTGATGACGCGGAGGACGGCGGTGGTGTAGAGATTGCCGTTGTCCCACTTGTAGGTGTTGACCATGCGGTAGGGCGTGGCCGTCAGCCCACAGATGTTGGTGGCACCAATGGCCTGAAAGAAGTTCTGGTACATGCCTTCCATGGCCTTGGGGTTCACCACGTCGCACTCGTCCACCACGATGTACTGGAAGTGGGCGAAGAGATGAGGCACCCGGTGGATACTGCCTATGGTTGCGAAGACCACCCCGTCACCGACCACCTTGGAATTCATGGAGGCGCTGTAGATGGTGGCGTCGAGGCCGTAGGTCTTCAGCTTGGCGTAGTTTTGTTCCAGGAGCTCCTTGGTCGGCTGGAGCACCAGCACGGGTACTCCCAGCCGATGACAGAGCTCGGCAATGATCAGAGACTTGCCCGCACCAGTCGCGGCCTGAGCCACGAACGGCTTTCCTTTGGCAAAGGCCGCGATGATGCGGTCGGACATCTGGGTTTGATAGGGGCGCAGCTTATACATGGGCGATCTTCAGACTATCGGCCAACTTACGGGCTTCCTTGATGCCCCCAAACACTCGCCAGTAAACGGTCGTATCAGGGAACATCGGGTGGCTCTTGAAGTCACTCCAGAGTGGGTCACGCCCGTACTTGTCCCGAAACTCATTGATCGCCACCAGCATCTGCATACGGTCGAAGGTCTTGGCGTCGTTGGCGGTCACCATGCCACAGGCCCTGACCGCAGCGGAGTAGCCTCCATGTAGCGTCCTGAAAGGACCCTGGAACTCGAAGCCGTGCTTGGCAGTGAACTCCATGTAGCTTGGTGGATGCCCCAGCTCGACCGCCAGCTCTTTGATCTTCTCCAGCACCTGATCGGGGCACTTGCCCAGCTTGTTGCGGCGCACCAGATGGTACGGGTTGCTGCCCTTCTTGGCGCCCGAGTTGCGATACTCAATGGAGAGGCGGCGCACCTGATCCTTGCGCTCTTCGGTGAAGTTGGCTTGGTATCTGGCCATATACCGCTTACGAGGTTCTTCGGCTATCAGTGGGGTGGTGGCACCAAGACTGAACTTCTCTCGGTACTCCTGCGCATTGATACTGTGGGCTGCCCCGATGTGGCTGGACAGCCGGGCGAAGTGCTTGCCACAGATGTGGCACTCCAGCTTCTCCCCATCTGGCGTGGTGCCAACGGCGCCCATGTAGCCGAAGCCGTCTGAGACGGTCACCATGGGTTCTTTGTAGCCGGGGTAGACGATCTCAGCGTCCATATTGCCTGTAGGGGGGGAGGACTTTCTTGGTTCTAGCCAAGAGCGCTTCCTCTAAGAGGACTTGAGACTCGACGTTGACCGAGCGCCGATTGACCTTGGCCTGAGCTTCGATCAGATCGTACAGCTCGGGGTTGGTGCGAATGTAAATTACTTTCATGGGTTGTCCTTAAACTTTATTTAGTGGGCAGTCTGGCCCGTAGTAGGCGGGGGCGTGATCGTTCCACATCTGCGCGGCCTTCTTGATGTCGACCGAGCTGCCGATGTACTGCTTGGCAACCTGGGTCTGATACTGGACGCTGTTATTCCCTCGCTCGTCATGTAGCCTCGACACCCCGTAGTAGCCCGTGTTTCTGGGCTTCAGTGACTTCGCCCGATCATACGGGTTGACGGAGTTCTTGCCCGTGCGCTTCTTCATCGCCTCCTTGGGCGTGACGGCCACCACGTTGCAGCTGCGACAGTCGAGCTTGTTGCCGTTGCGGTAGGTGACGAACTGGCCTTGCTTCGCCATCGCCACCAACCGCCCCAGATAGACGTTGTGCCTGTTGCCATCCACTCGGTGCTCGCCCAGCTTGTAGCCGTAGACGTAGCCCGTGGGTGACAGCATCCAGCGGAACTGGGTGGCGAAGTACTCGCCATCGTAGTCGCCGTCCACCAAGACGGTGTGCCCGTCGTTGGTGATTAGTTTCTGGACGGGGAGTAGGCACATATCACGACTGTCCTCCCACGTACTCCAGGAACTTCTTCAGATCAGCCAGACTGATAGCGCCGACTGTGCCGGACATATCCCAGGCGTAGTCTTTCATCTGTTGCTCCAGCCAAGCGATGTTGCGCTTGGTGGCATCTTGGATTCGATCCATCGCCATGGCCTCATACAGCTCTTGCATGTTCTCGTCCTCTGGGACTTCAACGTCGTCCTCTTCTTCGGGCTCTTCTTCGGGCTGTGTATTCGGCTGCGGGTCTACCTCGAACGCTGGATGCTCCTCGATCTGAGCTTCTTCCTCCTCCTCCTGAGTTTCTTCAATCGGCTGTTGCGTCACTTTCACACCAGATAGCTCTGGATTAGTGAATTGAAAACGGTACTGCCAGCCCTTATCCTCGGGGGCGCGGTACTGGCGCAGGACTTTCTTGGTCTTGAGCACTCCCAGCATGTGGTACACACCAGAGTTGTTAATGTAGCCACCAGCCTCAGCCAGCTCGTTAATGAGGATCGGCTGGTCTTGGTGGTCGATCAACCATCTGAGGGCTTTAGCTTGGTTGGAATCACCCTCCAGTAAGCTGACGGCGTGTTGGGGCCCCAACACGCCCTGCACTGGCGACTGGCCGGGGAGATGGTACATGGTGGCGGTCTTTTGAATCTTGCCCCTCAGAATCATCTGCTTGAGGAAGTAGCTGGTCGAACCGGGCTTGTTATAGCCTAGGTGACGGCCAATCTCAGTCCCGCCCTGGGCGCCGTTCTCGGCTAGGAAGTCTAGCAGCTCACGCTCACGCCCCTGTACCGCCTCACGGCTGGCACTGAGGCGCCCCTCGGCTTTAGTTATCGGTTGCTTGCGGTCGGCTCTCACGCGCATGATCTCCTTCATTTTGAAGCTCATTTCTGCCCCCCAGAGAACGATTCGGGAACCCAGCCCTGCTCGGTTAGTTCTAAGATCTTGTTCTGGATTTCCGTCCGTGACATCACTCCTTTTTCCACCGACAGCTCTTCAATCGCTTTGAGCACATAGCCCAGCTCGATCACGGCGCTGTCCAACCGTTCGCCCATGTGGTCTAGGCGTTCGTTAATTGTGGTCACTTTGTTAGTCAAAGTATCCTCCTGTTGTTATTGCCCTGGCGTAGCCAGTAGGAAGCTAGGACGTCGGGACGATCCCCAGTTGGAAGAGTGTCCCAGCCTCGTACTGGCTCACCAAGAGCCGTTGGTTAGATTCGCGCTCTAACATCACGCACATGCCTGACCATGTTCGGTGAGGCGAGACGCCTGATGGGGTAGCTAGTGGGCACAATCGTTTTCATCACCTCAGCGTAGATGGAAGTGGGGCGGTACTGAATCCCCATCACTCGCCCCATATGGCGGTGCTTGTAGATGATGTTGTTTGAGATGGTGTTGTAGACGTACCATGTGCCCTTCAGCCAAGTGCCTTTGAAAATACCCTTTTCACGAATACCAAAGATCACAGTCTTCAGGTCTTCACATCTCTCTTTGAATTGTTGGTCGGTCATTAATTGCCTCCTGTTATTCTGCTGTCTATTTCGTTGTAGAAGTACGAGGCGCCAGAGGTGCTTAGCCACTCGTGGTGACGTAGCGGTCTACCATCACTCTCTGGCGCCTCGTACATCTGAGGCTCTGGCCTCGGCTCAGGCTCACGCTGTCGCCAGCTGTAAACTGGCTCAGCTCGCCCCTCGAATGTCTTGATACTCACCTCTGGCCAATCATTGGCGATCACGCTCGTTAAGACTTTGACGAGGATCGGGTGATGTTTTGTGTTTATTGAGAGTATCTTATCTTTATTGTCGTACTTTGCAAGCACAAGTTGACGGTCCTCAGCGTTGACGAACACCAAAGCTGTCCAGAGGTCGGCGGCTGCATCACGTTCCCACAGATAGATATGCTCCCGGCGCTTGCCCTTGGGTCTGAGCTGGCGCACACGAGCGTCTGTGGCGCGTTCACGGTTGACCATGAAGTGATTGCCACCACCGTTGCCAGAGACCGCTTGTAGGCTCTCCACAATGTCCGTGCGCATGGCACGGCGTAGGTCAGAGGGTGAGCCGTAGTGCTTGATGATCGGTGAGGTCATAGAACCCTCCCTTACTTATTTACTAGTTTGTTGGCCACGGCGGTGAGCAGCTTGGTCTGGGCTTCATCGTCGTCATCGTCGTCACCAAGGGCTGAGGCGAACGTGGCCTCGTACTCGGCGTGAGCCATGAGCGCCATCAGGACAGCTTCACCATCGGCAATCTGATCCTCTAGGAACTCGATTTCTTCCCACCACTGGAGGTAGGAATTGGCGTCTGTGCCATCGTCCTCGACCGCGCTGGCACCAGCCCGAGCCACCGCCAGATCAGCCTCTAGCAGCGTGACTTCCTGAGTGGCTATATCTAGCGCTAGTTCGGTGTCGTAGTCGGCGTTTCGCTGAGCGTTCTGCACCATGCGATTGATGCGGTCGGTCTTACTGGGCTTGGCGAACATCGGGCACTCCTCGGGGGCTACGTGGCAGAGCACATCGGGGGTGGTCATGTCGGTGTAGCACTTCCAGTGAGCGTAAACCCCGTTTACGTTCTTGTAGACGGTATAGCTGTTAATGGGGGTGTACTGGCCGTAATCGTTGGGGTCGTAGGTGTACGGGGTGGTTTTGTAGACGAAGCTGGGAATATCCACCTCAGTGGAGGTGAACTTGCCTGAGGCATACTCAAACGTGTTCCAGACCTGCGGTTTCACGTCCACGCCGTCGCCCTCAGATGCCAGCGTCATATACTTGTTGTTCTTGAATTGGAACTTGAGGGGGGAGGTGTTTCGGCCATAGTGCAGATTGATCTGCTTGCCCTCCTCGTTGCGTTCGATCATCACAAAGGCAATCGCGCCTTGTGCTTTGATTTCATCTTGATGGCCCTCCAGATAGAGCGCCAGATCGTACATCAGCGCTTCCGAGTCATTGAACCGACCATCTGGCTGCATCGAGACGTAGCGGATACCAAGCGCATAGTGCGCCTCTTTCAGTTCGTCCTCATTGCTCAGATAGCCGTTGTGCACCATGACGTAGTTGTGTTTGAACTTGGCCCACTTGGTTGAGAAGGGGTGACAGGCCGACTGCACATTCTCGGTGCTGGTCGGAAAGCGGTGATGGAACAGCACCTCACTGGCATTTTGCGCCAGTAGGTTATTTATCAGTTTGTTTTCGATGGGGTTATGAGTCAGCCTGTTGAGCTCGGGAATGTAATACCCGAAGCCTTGGGTGCCCCGTGAGCGTTGCTTAATAAATCTATCCACGACTCTCGTGGATACGTCTTTCCCTCTAAAATCTTTACAGTAAACGATACCGCACATAGGCGTACCTCTCTTTCGTTGTTAGTTGTATTGGCTGATGTACTCGGGCAGAGTCATCGGCGTGCCTGAGCTGTAGTGATTGGCGATGTAGGTGGCTACCAGCTCGGGCGTGGTGGCTCGCCGCAGCTCCTGAGCGTAGCTGTTGAGCTCACCCGGGTCAGCGATGCTTTGGCGCAGGTCATCACGCTCGTTGTTGACTCGGATAGTCCGAAGGTCATTCTCATGCTCGACCGCCTGTAGATACTTGGCGTAGTCTTTGGCGTACTTGGCCTCCAGAATCCGCTGCTTGAGTTTGAGTTCCTTGAGCGTGACACTGAAGCCACGCTCGCTCTTGAGCTTGGAGATGGTTTTGTCTTTGGGCTTCAGGAACGGTAGCCCAGAGTTAAGCGCTTGGAGCGCTTCAGGGGTCTGGTAGAAGCGACCGACCGAGTAGTTACGACCGCCGGATTTCAATTCCCTTGTGGGGAGATTGATCTTTCGGGTCGAGTAGTATTTCAGCGTATTGGCTATGACCTCGAAGTCTTCGAGGAGGGCCTCAGGCCGTTGGTAGCAGGTTTCAAACAATCGGTATTCTAGGCACTGGCCAGCATAGATCGTGATGGCATTGTAGCGGTCGCCACCATGGCCGTAGTCACTCACCCAGCCAATGCGTGGGTGCCTGAAGTTTAAGCCTCTTGAGGCATGATCTGGAGACGCCACGAAGTAGAGGGCTGGGAGCAGCTTGGTCACTTCCGTCTGGAAGTTCAGGAGCTTCTTCACGTCCAGATTCTTCTGCCCATCAGGGTATCTGGAGCCTGTCAGGACTGACAGATGCATACCAGCATTGCCCGTCTGGACGCCACGACCAGATGTTATTTCATCAGCCAACAGATTGAAGGCGTCAATGTATTCTGGGGCGTAGTGCAGATCATCGACCGCCAGCGTGAAGGTAAATTCACTATCGACCGAGCCATCGTCATAGAATAGGCCGAACACTAGGGCAGCTCGGGCCTGTGGTGAGACATGATCGAGCAGATATTCTTTGCATCTGTCATCGTCCCATGAGTCGCCGTAGCTGGAGTTCTCCCAGTCACCGTCACAGGCACCGCAGGTGTAGTAGCCGTCACCGTCACAGGTGGTGCATAAGGCGGTGACATTACGGATAGTGCCATTGTCGGATTCGTCTGTGGTTTCAGTGACACCAGAGCCGTCACAGTCGTAACACTCGTTGGTGCCTTCGTCACAGCTATCACAGGATTCGTAGCTGGAATCCCGGTCTAGTTGAGCCTCAAGCTCAATCTTGCCATGCGTGAAGCCTTGCGTTTTCATACGCTTAATAGCCACCAGTTGACTGGGGCTAAATTGATATTTACTCACCGTTTTTCCTCCCGATGAAGTTATTTGTTACAGAGGCCCAATTTGGGGGCCGTTGACCACGGGCACCAGTTACCACGAGCGTTGTAAATCGCCAGCGCCGTCTGTGCATTGGTCTGGGGGTCGAGGAGCGTGGGCAGATTGCCACCAACGCGCCAAGCGTGGATGCTGTTGACCTGCCAGCAGCCAGAGTCGAATGTCTTATTGGTATTGTAGCCAATAGCATTCGCTCGGCCGCCAGACTCGGCGTACATCACGCGCTGAGCGTTCGCTCTCAGTGGAGCTGGCCACAGCTCGAGCGCCTCACTACAGGTAGCAAAGCGCCCCGCTGGGGCAGGGACGGGAGCTATGGGCAAGCCCGCCCCCTTCGGGCTAGTTATTTTGACGCTTGAGCGTGAGCTATAGGCGTCACCACGGACACCAAAGATGCATGGAACTGATAACCAGCGTATGCACCAAAAGCGCCAAAAATGAGCATAGCGAGCAGGACATTCTTGGCCTTTTCGACTATCATTTTGGTTTGGATTTTAGGGACAGTCATCGTTTTCCCTCCCGATGAAGTTAATGTGATATTGCCGACCTCATAAGGCCGAAACTCACCAATAAGCCACGCCATCATGTATGTGGTCTATTTTTCGGATATTGGTGAGATTCGGGTCTGTGAAGCATTGGCCGTCTATGCTCTCCCGAGGAGGGCTATTTTGCTAACTGTCGCCGTGGAATGAGTACACGGGGCGCAGGGCATAGACGGTTATAGATTAATTCCAGTGCTGGCGGTTCAGCGTGGGCTTTTTTACGATCTGATGATGCCAATTCAGGTGAAAGACCGCCTGTGCCCTACCGTGGGCTTAGTTGCACATTCCAAATACTCGTTTCAAGCATAGAGTTGAATTAAATTGTGGGTCATTGCCGTCCGAGACTTGGCCTAAGCCTTGAGCTGGAGCGTTGCGCTGCCTTGGCAGGGCGTTGCTGTGCTGTCCGAACTGCACATACTTTCTCACAAGTGATTGCACAATGCAAGCACATAATGGGAATATCATGGAATTAGGGGCATTTAATGGCTTGGGGAAGGCATAGTTTTTTTGTTGTAAAGTGGGGATATGAAGGCAACACTACCCAAATTGACCAGAAAACAAGCGCTATTCGTTGAGCAGATCGTGAATAATCCTAAGCAATCAGGCACCAAAGCAGCCATGATCGCCACCAATTCCAAGACGGTGGGGAGCGCCAAAGTATACGCAAGCCGAACGCTAGCTAATGCTAACGTGGTATCTCACTTACAAAATGCCTCCCAATTGGTCGAGGATACGCTCATTAACACGGTACGGGACTGGGGTGCAGCCGAGAATACACGGAAGCGGGAGATAGCCCAGCAATCAGCCATGTACATTCATGACAAGGTGCATGGAAAGGCCACGCAGCGAGTCGAGAGCACCAGCACAGCCGTCGTAATCAGCATCGACATGAGCGCACAATCATTGCCTGATGGGGTGATTGAGGGGGAGTAGCGTACACAATGGCTTGATAGAGCCATAGTGAGCGTCGCACACCGTACAATGTGCGACGCATAGTGGATCGTGCGCACGATCGTTCTCCGCACACACACGCACGCGAAGAGAATGAGGGGGGGAGGGTGCCCCACCCCCGGTCGACCTTGGGCTGGTAAGCTACTCCGTAGCTTATATATATAAACGAAGTGAGACCCATCTTCCCCCGTCTCTGATTCGCCACAAAAAAGACCCCCCCCCGGTCCATTCACCAGACGGTCGATGGTACCTGATTCGCCAGGGTGGTCGTGAGGGGGGAAATCGCGTGCCTGGGGGGAGTCCCCAAAGGACGCAGTCCTTTGCTGGTGTGAGCCCAGCTGAGCTGAGCGAAGCGAAGTGAAGCTTTACAAGAGCTCTTGTTTTATGTTCTTATAATCGTTAAGCTGGTTGAGGAAGCACAGCAAGCGAGACCATGTAACCTGTAGTGAGCGAAGCGAACGGCTAACTCTACTACTTATACAAACTTTCATCTGAAGCTTTGGCACAATCTGTGCCTACATGAATAAGGAGGGTTTTGTATGAGTAAACCACTGACTACTGGCACTACCTGGCTGAAGCTCAGTCTCGCCGCGTTCAACGGCACCAAGTACGCCGATAAGTCCTCACCGACAGACTTCATCAAGAGCTACCGGGCGTACAAATTCAAGAAGAACAAATGGGAGGCGGTTCAGCTGATCGACGACAACCCGCAGTTCTCCGTGAGTGTGGCCGAGGAGCTGACAGGGAAGCAGAGTATGTTCACTCAGCTACCAGTCTCCAGTAAGACGTACTGCCCCCACTGTGGCGCTGCCGTGAGGCTGACAGCCGAGTGATATAATATCCTCGTGAGCTCATACACTCACAGCATCCACCCTCCACCTCCTCCCCCCAGACTTCATACACCTGGGGGATCTTTTTGTTTATCTCTAGCAATAAGCCAACCTTTATGAAACACTAGCGGTAACACAAACCCGAGCAAAACAAAAGTTCCCACTAATAAACAGGAACTCATAATATGTCAGATCGAGAATTGACCTTTGGTGAGAAGGCCGTCGGCCTCTCCTTCAATCCGTCTCAGAATCAGACCGTAGCCGAGCTCAAAGCCGCCTACGCCGACATCATAGATGAACTGGGCGACGCCCGTGACACCGCCTCTGGCCTAGATGCGCCCGAGAAGCGCCGCCTCCTTTCCATCGCCATCACTGAGGCTCAGGGCGCTCAGATGTGGGCCGTGAAGGCCGTCACCTGGGGGCTCAAGTAATGGGCCAGCCCTGGTCAGATGAACAGAAGAAAGCCGCCTCTGAGCGATATCACGCCGCCGCCTTAGCCAAGAAGGCTCACGCCGCCAAAATAGCCGAAGCAGCTGAGCAGGAGTACGACGCCACCCAGCCCGAGATCAAGGAGCCCGAGACCAAGAACACCGATTACGGCGATATGCTCGCCCTCATCTCCGAACTCAAAGAGTCTCTAGCCGCCAACACCGCTGAGACGGCCAAGCTGAAAGCCGATCTAGAGCGAGCCGCCGAGAGCAAATTCTCGCCCACCCCGACTGAGACCCCCCAGGTCAACCAGCGGGGTCAGATGGTCGGGACCTTCGAGAAATACAAGCTAGATCCCAAGTACTACCCCGATCCCACGCCCCGCCTGGCCCTGGAGCCGAAGCTGTCCCGGTTCGCCTTCGGGATCAACTACGTGCTCGGCTGGGAAGTCACCAGCGTCTTTTACGAGACCATCGACGGGGTGAAGACCAGAGAACCGAGATTCCTGGTGGAGCTCAACCGAGTGATGCTCGACGAGGAGACTGGCCTCGACACTGGTGGCCGCTACACCATCCGCTCCTTCGTCATGCACGAAGACCCCGAGGCGGCGATTGTGGTGGCCCGGGAGCAGGGGCTAGACATCGACGCGCTTTCAGAGCGCGACTTCCTCGACGAAATGCGCTACCTCAGAATCAAAGCCTGGCTCATGGAAGCCTTCTACCCGCCCAAGCGCGACGCCGAGAAGAAGAACAAGAAGGAGATGGTGATCGGCGGCAAAGTCGTCCAGTACTTCGAGGTCTCCTCCCCTGATGCCAAGGGCATCGCCTTTGGTGAGCTCGACGGCAAGATTTAAGGCAGAGCATCAGCGATGCCATTCAATTACGTCCCGCACCGCAAACAGATCGCTGCGCACCTAGCCTTCCTCACGGGAGGCTACAAGCGTGGTGTGCTGTTCTTCGGGCGGCAGACGGGCAAGACGTACTTTTCCACCCAACACGCCTGGCTATCAGCTGTGGTGAAGCAGGGCCGCTACGGCATCGTCTTCAAGACTTATAAACAGGCCCATGAGGTCGTCTGGCGCCAATATGTGCCACTTATCCCCAAGGAACTGGTGTTCAAGAAGAACGAGCAGGATCTGATTATTGAGCTCAACTACGTCAAAGGGCCCGTCACGCTGCCCGACGGCACCAAACTGGAGATCGAACATGACCAAGACAAGCCCAGATCCACTATTCAACTGCTCGGTTCCGATCAGGCCGACTCCCATCGAGGTTTCAAGATGGATGGACTTATATTTGACGAGTATGCCGACCAAGACCCCAATAACTGGGACGCCGTCTACAAGCACTTCTTCACCACCACCAACGGCTGGGCCATCTTCATGGGCACCCCCCGTGGTTACAACCACTTCTACGACCTCAACCAGTTCGCCCAGGAAGACGACCGCTGGTTCTACCTCAAGGCCACCTGGCGAGACTCCCCGTACGTGAGCCGCCAGTTCATCGAGGAGGAGCGGGCCGAGGCCACCAAGAAGGGCACATTATCAACATTCCTACAGGAGGTCGAATTGGAATTCAGAGCCGTCCAGGGGGCCGTGTACCCCGCCTTCAACCGAGATATTCATGTGGTGAAGCCCTCCCAGATCCCAGATCTGGGCGAACTCACCATCTACGCTGGCATCGACTTCGGCTACCACACCACCGCCTGCCTGTTCGTGGGCATCGACCGTGATCAGAACTGGTGGGTGTTCGACGAGGTCTACGGGCGCGAGGACATTCTGCAAGACATCATGCCCCGGATCTGGGAGAAGCTGGGGGACCAGCGCCTGACGCTGATGGTGGGTGACTCTCAGGCCAAAGACGCCATTGAGACCATGGTGACCAAGGGTTTCCCCATCGTGCCCGTGATCAAGCGCACGGACTCCATCATCCATGGGATCGACCTCATCCGCACCATGCTCAAACCCCGCATCCAGCTGGTGGGCGAGCCCAAGCCGACGCTGTTCTTCTCCTCGACCTGTCGTAATGTCATCAAGGAGATGGAGGCGTACAAGTACCCCGAGGACAAACCCGACCGCAACCCGGACGAGACGCCCCAGAAGGAGGACGACCACGGCCCGGACGCCCTGCGCTACCTGAAACTGCACCTGAAGTACGGCCTGGAGAAGGACGACAAGCTGCCCAAGTCATCTCTGGTGAAGCAGTTCAATGAATATGGCATATAATAGCCATAAGAAGGAAAAGACACAAAAATGGCACTAAAAGCACCCCAAATCGCCCAAAAAGACCCCGAAAAAGAGATAAAGTCGGCATATGAGTGCGACTTCAAAGAGGACTACCTCTCCGATTACGACGTTCATCGCCAGTTTGTGAACACTCTCGACCCCCTGGAGGCCATGCTGATCGGCCAGGTCTACGACTCGGTCTCCAATTCCATCGACGGCGCCAAGATTACTGACTCATATACAGCCACTCTGGCGATTGAGCGAGCCGCCCGCGTCATGGGCAAGCTGCCCGACGGTATGACCACCGCCACCAAGGCGGACGCTGGCAAAGCCGCTTTTATGGACATTCTCAGGCAGAAATGGCTCTACCCCAACGCCAACAGTCAGTTCCCCTTCCAGCGGAAGATGGAATTGGCCCAGCTCTACGCCGACGTTTACGGCTACATGCCCGTCTTCGTCGACTGGAACGTGGCCAATTCAGGCTACGTCGGCCCCGACTGCTGGCTGTGGAGCCCGAGAAATCTCATCTTCCAGCAGGGCAGCCCGTTCTTCGCTGATCACGAGTACGTCACAGCCTTGACCTGGGTGACCGAGGATTTCCTGAAGGATCTGATCGCTGACCAGGCCGAGACGGATGATGGCGACGAGAACCCCACCGAAGACTCCGGCTGGGACACCGTGGCGCTCAAAGAGCTGATCCACCTAGCGGAGCAGCCCACCAACCCCGATCTGGAGAAGGACACCCAGGTCACCCGTTCCCGCACTCCTCAGGGCGTGAAGAAGGGCGTCTGCCTGGCCACGCGGTACGAGGCTGGTGAAGACGGCCACTGGGTCACTTTCGCCCCCGACCATGGCTTCTGCCAGGTGCGGGATATTCCGAATCCCCACAAAAACGCCAAGATCCCCTTCGAGCTCAAATACTCGCAGGAGCTGTTCGACTCCGTCTACGGCCTGGGCGACTTCCAGAGGTCAAAGCCGCTCCAGTTCGCCCGTGACGGTCTGACCAACTTCTACTTCAAGGGCATCAAGATGAACCTGATCCCGCCCATCGTGGTGAACGCCAACGGGGTGCTCAAACACACCATCGACTACCGAGAAGGCGCCGTCATGATGGAGACGCAGCCCAATTCCATCCGCCGCCTGGAGACGAGCAACGCTGGTCTGGCCACCTACCAAGCGGCTCAAACCAGCCTGACGGGCTCACTCCTGAGCCTCTGGGGCTCCCAGAACGCCTCGGCCCCTGGTGCCGAGACGCTCAACCCCAGCCAGGGCAAGACCCCAGCCGCCATTTCCCTCTACTCCGACAAGGAAGCCGACCGTGACGGGAGGGCCCGTGACCGCCTGGAGAACTTCATTAAGGCCATTACCGAGCGCTTCTACGGCCTCATCTCGGTCATCGGCACCGAATCCATCCCGGTGGATCTGTTCGCCAAGGACATCCAATCCATCGTCGACGGCGGCATGGAAGACCTCGAATCCATCTTCAAGGGCTTCCAGCAGAACGAGGCCCAGAACGGCGGCACCCTGGAGATCGACCCCGCCACGCTGCGGGACATCGAGTTCACCTTCGACATCGACTGGGGCTCCACGGCTGCCATCAACAAGGATCAGCAGCTCAAGGAGCTCGAAGCCATGTGGGGCGACCTATCCAAATTCGCCAACCTCTTCCAGGAAGATCCCTCTATCCAGATCAACTTCGCTCAGATGCTCAAGGTGCGCGGCGAACTGAGCTCCACCCCTGGGGCTGAGAAGTTCGTCACCATCAAGAGCCCGCAGCAAGTCCAGCAGGAGCAAGCCCAGGCCAAGGCCGCCGAGAACATGAAGAACCCGGTTCAGGGCCCTGGTGGCCAGGTGCACGAGATGGCCGATCTGGCCAAGATCTACACCGCCCCGACCACGCCCGACGACGTGAAGAACCAGATTCTCACCCTGATCGGTCTCCAGCCCAGCCAGCAGCCCAGCCCTACCGCGACCACTCAAGCGGTCGCTCACTCCAAGATCATCAACGATGCCGCCGCTACCGATCAGTCTCGGGCGCAGCACACCCTCGACATTCACAAGCACCTCTTGGCGGTCGCTCAGGCAGCCGATGCCTCTCGGCAGCCACCTGAGGCACCACCCGAAGCGACCTTCGCTGGTGGCGGGGCGTACACCGATCCCACGGTCGCATCAGCGGCGGAGCACATCTCCAAGATGTGACTCATATATAAGGAGGAAATATGACCAGCAAACACGGAATAGTCGGAGGGGGCGAGTTCGGGACGGAATTGCCCATGACCGAGCTACCAGAGCAAGACCTGACGGCGGAGCGCAACGCCGCCAAGTTCTCAAGAACCAAGGAGTTCGCTGAGATCAAAACTTACCTGACCGGGCGCATCCAGTTTTACCAGGACTATCTGCCCCACGGCGAGCCAGTCTTGGCGGCCAGCCAGGAAGATCTGCTCGCCCTCGGCCAGCGCTGGGTGGTGGCCAATGCCATCATTGGTGAGCTGACGGCCATCATCTCAGCCTACGAGCAAGCCGCGGAGGTGGTAAAAGCTGATGCAGCCCGACGCCAAAACAGTTAGCGACTATGAAAAGATGGGGCTAAAGCTCCCGAGCTCTACGTCGCACAATGTTACGCCAGAGGAGATCAGGGCTCGAATGAAGCGACTGACCACCACCCGCTGGCGCCTAGCTGGCAACCAGCTGACCTGCGACACGGAGATGGGCGAGCTGGTGCAGACCATCCCGACCAATTACATCTTGACGGGCGAAGACAGTGAGGGCCTACCAACGTTCAAAAAAATAGGTTAACATAAGCGTAACCTGTCGACCGGGGCATACGTGGTCAGAAACAAAAGCGCCTCCCGAGCTATACGTGGGAACGAAAGAAGGAACAACATGGCAGAACCCGTAGTAGATGAAGTGATCGAAAAGGAGGAAACGCCAGTCGTTGAACCCGTAGTAGAAGAGGAACTTGAAACCGAGACCGAAGAGGAAGAAGACGAAGAAGCAGAGGAAGGCGATGAGGAAGAGGAGGAAACTCCCGAGCCCATCTCCCGCCGCAAGGCCCTCAGAATTCAGAGTCTGATCGAGAAGTTGAACGGTGGAGACAGCCGCACTGCTCCCACCCCCAAAGCAGGTCTAGATTACGCGAAAGCCCTAGACACCGACGAGGCAACTGCCAAGGCCCTTGAGGATGACCGCACCAGCTACGGTGACGCCCGCTACCAAAGCGGCGTTGACCAGGCCAGGAGCATTCAATTCCACACCCGCCTTGAGATCGACGGCCCTAGAGTTTCATCCAAATTCCCCCAGTTTGACAAAGATTCAGCTCAGTTCAACCCTGTGGCGACCGATGCAATCAACCGCATGTATCTGTCCACCGTGGGGTATGACGACAAGACCGACACCGTTAAGAGCGCCGCCGTGCGCTACTTCGATTACGTCGAGTCGATCATGGAACTAGCCGACGAAATGGCCGGGCAGAAAGTGGCTACGAGTAAGAAGAATATCACTCGTCAAGCCGCCAAGACCGGGCTCCGCCCAGGCAGCAATACGCCCAAGCGGTTGAACCTGAATCAATCTCCCAAGGCCATGACCGACGAGGAACTCAAGGCGATTATCGCCCGAGACCTCGGATAGCTCACCCGTTAAAAACTAAAAAGAAAGAGTACTCCAATGGCAACCCCAACTACGGGCTCCAACACGACCCGTGCCATCTCTCAGACAGCACAGTACGTCCAAGAACTCTGGACTCGCGAAGTCCTACAACCGTTCGACAAAGAACTTCAGATGGCCAAACTGGTGCAAGACCGCTCTGGTCTCGCCGCTGCTGGTGGTGACATCATCAACGTGCCGTTCGCAATCGCTGTGGACTCACGCGCCAAATCTGCTTCTACTGCCATCACTTACGATGTGCCGAACGGAGCGCCCATCACCCTCAACATCGACAAGCACTACTACAGCGCTGTGTTGATTGAGGACATCGCCAAGATCCAGTCCAACTACGAGTTGAAGTCCATCTTCCAACAGCGTATGGCTGAGTCTCTGGCCCGCCAGGTAGACACCGACCTCCACGCTCTGTACGCCTCCACTGGTACAGACGTATCTGCTGGTGCCTCCGTCGACGACGCTGACATCCTCTCGGTTGTCTACACCTTCGACGTCAACAACGTCCCTCAGTCCCTCCGCCGTGGCGTCCTGGGCCACAACTCCAAGACCGACTTGCTCGGTGTCAACAAGTACGTCGCCTACGACCAGACTGGCAAGCAAGGCGTAGCAGTCGGTGGCGACAACGGCTCCAGCCTCTTGCTCGGCTCCATCTACAACATGGATCTGTACCACTCAGGTAACGTGCCTACGAGCACCACTGGCCGTAACCTGTTCTTCCACAAGAACGCCATCTCGCTCATTCAGCAGAAGGCTCCAACCTTCGAGCTGGAGTACAGCGTGGACTACATCGGCACCAAGGCCGTCCTCCACACCGTATACGGCGTCGGCGTAGAGCGCTCCACTGCGCTCATCGGCCTCACCCGCACCACCGCACCGTGATCTAGGCTCTGGGGGAGGCTAGTCCTCCCCCTCCTAGCCCCCAAGATTAACCACAAGGAAACAAATAGATGTCTTACGCACAAACGCAGCAGTACGTCGTGGACGGGACAGATGCGGTATACACGGCCTCTACTCAGGCGGGTCAAGCCACCTCGGTCGCTCTTTCCACCACACAGACTGGCTTCACGCTCACCAACCCAGCGGGTTCAGGCAAGAACCTGGTCATTCTCCAGGCCAACATTGCTTGCACCACGGCTCCTGCCGCCGCAGCTACCATCGTCTGGGCCGCTAACGTCAACCCAGTCGCCGCCGCTGTCACTCAGACCACGCCGTTGACCGTCCGTAACGTAGCTCTCGGCAACTCTGGTGTCGGTGTCGGCCTCGCCGCTTCCGCTGTCACCCTCCCCGCCGCTCCCGTAGTCGTTCGGGCTATCGGTGGCCCAGTTGGCGCCTCTACCATCAGCCCGCCCTACATTCGGGACGACGTAAACGGTGCCCTCGTTCTCCAGCCCGGCACTGCCGTCTCGATCAACTCCATCACCACGGCCATCTCGGCCATCATCTCGGTGACCTGGCGAGAAGTCGCCGCCTTCTAGACCCCTTCCTGAGAGAAATTCACCGCAAGGTGCTTGAGTATCGGGTTCACACCAAAAAACAAGGAAACACAAAATGGCTTCACGTAACGAACTCGTCGCTCGGGGAAATGCTGTCGGTCTCACCGCCAGCAACTACCCGAACGACTCTAAATTTGAGCAGAAAATTCTCTACCTGGAGAAGTTCGGCACCACCTACACGGAGACTCTGGGAACATGCGTCTTCACCACGGCTGGCGCTGATGTTGCGGCTGGTGACACCATCACCATCGGCAACACCACTTACACCTTCCGGGCCACGGCTCTGACGGGCGTAAAGGCCACTTCCACCCTGACCAACGCCACCTCCTTCTCGGACGGTGAGACGCTTACCATTGATGGCCGGGTCTACGTAATGAAGACCACCATCACCAACACCACTGACGAAATCGCCATTGGAGCGAACGTGGCGATCTCCCTCGACAACATTAAGCAAGCCATCAACCAGGGCGACACTGCCTGGCCAACGGCTCCCACCAACGAGGGTAGAGGCACCAACTACTCCACCAGCGTTGTACGCCACCCCACGGTGACGGCCACTACCAACGGCGCCACCACTCAGGTGATTGCGGCCAACGAGTACGGCACCCGCCCCAACAGCTTCCTGACCTCCGAGACTGCCGCTACTGGCTCCTGGACGGGTACGGCTCTGTCTGGTGGAGTCGCTACCGTAGCCAACGAGATCCTGATTCAGGCTTCCGCCGCTGCCACCCTGGACGTGCTCAAGGACGCCATCAACGCTACCACCACCGTAGCTGTGGCTGGCACCGACTACTCGGACGGCACCAAGGCTCACACCCAGGTGACGGCCACCACCAACACCAACACCGCTCAGACGGTAGCTTCTCGCAACGCTGCCTTCGACAACGCCTCCATCGCCACGGTGATGACTGGCGGCGGCAACATGGCCGCTGGTGGAGCCACCCTGGCTTCAGGTGTGCGTGGCGTAATCGCCCTCAGCGCCGCTATGAGCGCTGGCATTTCTGGCGACAAGAACCACGTATAGAGTAGAATAGAGCTGGTGATAACCGACTGGCTCGCAGACCAGAAAGAGCCCCCGAAGTGAACGGGGCTCTTTTCTGTTATAATCCGCTTAAGGTAAGGAAATTTGAATGAACGTACTTCGAGACCTCGTATTGATCAAGGCCGATGAAGCCAAGAAGCAGACCGCTTCGGGGCTGTTAATCCACGAAGAGTGGCAGACATTGCCCCCTACTGGAGAAGTTCTGGCTGTCGGCCCCCTCGTCACCACTGTCAAAGCGGGGGATCGGGTGCTGTTCGAGCGCTACGCTGCCATCATGCCCAAAGGCAAGGACGACCCCGAGCGTATCTGCCAGGAGTCCCACATCATGGGGATCTTCAATGAAGACTAGAACTGCCCAGGATCTGGCCCGAGGCGAGCTGATCGCCAAAGACATGTCCACGCTACGGGAGCAGGACTCGGCCTACACCGAGCACAAGCAGACCCGGGGGATGCTGCGGGACTACTCCCTCCAGCACCGGGTCGAGATCAACTGGGGCGGCCTGAACGTGGAGGCCACCCGTGACCGAGTCTTCCAGCTGACGGTCGACGACAAGACCGTGCTGCTCGACGCTGAGCAGGTGATGCGCTATTTGAGGTGGTTGTAGCATGTCTATAGACTACTCCAAAGTCGATCCGGCGATCATCGAAAAGGTCAAGAAGTGGGACGCCAACAAGCCTGACGCCCAGCAAGTCTCAGCCCTCCACGATCTCCAGGCCGTGCTGGAGCATCTGGTCATCACCATGACCGAGGGGCACGACTCATCCGAGGAGACCACCAAGAGCCTGGGCGCTATCCTGGTGGACATCCGGGAGTCGATCAAGGCCCTGAATGATAAGGAAACTCCGACCGCACCTGATTACACGGCATCGGTAGTAACTGCTGTGAACCAACTTGAGAGGAAGTTGTCTAGCGCCATAGCTGCGGTAGACGTGCGGCCAGAGTTCACGCCCAATATTAACGTGGATGCGCCCAAGGTCACTGTCACCACCCCCAAAATCGACCTGTCGGGGGTCGAGAAGATTCTCAAGAATGACCTTCCACAAGCCCTCGCTACGGCTATTGAAGCCATCCCCGAGGCGCCTGACGCCGTCGACATCTCCCCTCTGACCGACATCCTGACGCAGATGTCAGAAAAGTTAAGCAGTATTGACACTGCTTCCCGGATGAAGCCTCAGGCCCCCAGCCAGCTCAAAGTCACCAACCCCGACGGCTCGCTGGCTGGTGCCCCCTTCATCGACTTCCAGTGGGACTTCTTCACGCTCACTCAGACCACGCTCACCGACGTGTACGTGTTCTATCTGGGTGACGCCTCCATCCTGGGCAAGCGCATGAAGACCGTCACCATCACCTACACCGACTCCGGCAAGCTGACTATCTACACGGTCGGGAAGACAGCGTAATGCCGAAGTTTGTCTTCAACCCCTTCACAGGCACTCTCGATGAAGTCTCTGCTGCCGCCGACTTCATCGGTACGTTTGTACGGGTATCAGGCGATACGATGACAGGGACGCTGAATACGCTCAATGTTCGCCCGTCAACTGATGGTGTCTATGGTCTGGGCGACTCCACTCACCGCTACCTAGACTTTTACGGCCAGTACGCCTACTTCTCAGCTGGTGCTTACGGCCCAGCTATGAGCTTCATCAATGATGGGGCGCTTCAATACTCTCAAGCTGGCTTCTATATGTACACCAAGGCCGCCACCATGGGCAACAATGCGGGTGTGCACATGGCGCACAACGTCAACGACGCGGGTATCACGCAGGGCAACTTCGCCATCGATAAGGTGGATTACCATGGCAACTACGTTACTGGACTCATGGGCTTTGACCTCAATACCAACATCATCAACATGTGGCAGGACATGCGCGGGTATGGGTTCTCCCCTCAAGATGACTGGTCGTACAACTTAGGCGACTCATCGCACTACTGGGCTAACTTCTTCACGAAGTATCAGCAGTTTAGTTCGACCGCTCAATTAGATGGGACAACCGCAGGGGCGATATTTATATACCTTTCGGCTGACACACACACTTACAACGGAAGCGGGTTCGTCTCTACTGGTAGCAATGTCATCATCCAAGGTAACGGCTTCGCGCTCGGTGAATCGGCAGGCAACTGGAACGGCACGACCACGGGGATACTGTCAGCGCGAACAGGTCTACACAGTACGGGTGTCATGAACGGCATTTACGGCTATTTCTACGCCTCTAGTGGTTCTGACTCTACGACCGTTGCCAGCGCTATATACGGCCAGACTGAGGGCTATAACAACAGCGTTACGGTGGGCTGGGTCAACGCCGTCACGGGCAAGTCTGGTGGTGGGGACGCAGATCATTCAGGAGTTGTCACCAATGCCG